TTGATTCATTGTTTTATCTTCAAAATACTGATTTCGTTCTTCAGCAATTGATGCATCGATTTTACAAAGCATAAGCCCACCAATTCCGACTACACCTGCGTGTTTGCCGTGGTCAATGGTTGGAACATCAAACTCTGGAATTTCTTCCGGTTTAACTGGTTCCCATCCTTCGCGCATTCGTTGCATGACATTCTTTCGATCTTCCTGACCTCTTATTTCAGTACGAACCCAACGGTATTTTATACCAGGAGGGGGTTCAGGCGTTTTCAAAAGAGAAGGCGGTTCCCAAGGGCGTCTAGCCTTTTGAGTCTCGCGTGTTTCTGAACTTCGAGAAGTTCTGTCAATTTCAACATTTTCTTCGATTTCAATTTTATCATTCATGAGTTATCTAACCTCGCTTTGTGAACTGCATAATCCTTGAAAGAAACTCCTAAACGTTTAGCTAATTGCTGTTCGCTAGGTGTCAACTCTACCTGATTACGATTTTTCCTGCGCCCATTTGAGTTACTGCGTGATGGTAAAGCGACGGTTTGGGCGGGTTTCCCGTCAGCTCCCACGATATTTTCAAAACGATTCGGCAACTCTTGCTTCATCCTTTTGTTAATTTCAGAGTAATAGCCATCTGACTCTGTGTCAAATCCTTCTTGTGCTAACTGTTCATGAACAGCAATAGCTACATTGGTCATTATTTGGTCTTTTCCAAACCAAGTATTCTCATTGGCCCAAGATTGAGCACGTTGTGAAGGAGGATTATAATCTGGCTGCCTTGGATTTTGTCTTTGTTCCAGCATGGCCGCTTGCTGTTGTTGAGCATACATATCTTGTTGTGCGTTGTATTGCTCTAACTCTTGATTGTATCTCTGAAGTTGTCCTTGATATTGGTCATGTGCAACCTTATCAGCCGATGCAGCAGCTAATATAGACTGGGCTTCAGCAATTTGACCCGCATCGCCGTCTTCCATTGCTTTTTGCAAAGCAATCTTAGAGCCTTCTAATTGAGACTCCACTCTAGCACCAAATTCATTGCCATAACTTTGTGACATTTGTGCTTGTTGGTTTTTAAGGGTTTTGTTTTCTTCGGCAATTTCTTTTGCATATTGCAGAGCTTGTAGCTCTCTTCTTTGGAAATCTTTTGCTTGTTTAACAGCTTTGTTAATTCTGTTTTGTGCTAACTTAGCGCGTTGAGTGGCTTCATCTTCGCCTTTTTCAGCATCTTTTTTAACATGATCGCTAACCTCAAAGTCTTCTTGAACCTTTTCTTCTTCTATCGGAGCAAGACCTTCTAGGTCTTTCCCCTCTAGTTCAATAAAAGTAGATTCTTCAGAGACTGTTTCATTAGCCCTCTTGTTTTCTGGCAATGCTGCCTTTTCAATCTTTTCGTCGGTAATTTCTGGTAATGCTTCAGCCATTTTTTTTCCTTTATAAGCTCTGGATATCGTCAGGGTTTAAAATAGTACCAATGACTTCATCATCATTAATAATTCTAACTTCTGCGCCATCATCTAGTCTAAAACGAGCACCTGCATATCTCCCAATCAAAACCCATTCGCCTTTTTTACACCAAGATTCACCGTTAAATTTTCCAGAATCTTTATAGGCCAATGGTCCGAGTTTTAAAACATACGCAACAACTGTCGCTAAAGCCTCTCTATCAACCACAGAATCTGGCAATACAATGCCACCTTCTGTCATGCCTTTTCCTTTGTAGGGCAATACCAATAACCGCCAACCTGTTGGTTGCGGCATTCTTTCTAAAAGGGAGCTGTCTAAAAGAGAAGGATCAAGCACCAGTTCTTTTGGTTCAATGTAAGCATCTTGAGTCGTTGCTTTACCGTTGCTTTCTTCTATTTTTTGCGCTTTATTTTGAGCCTCGCGTTCGGCTAATATATGTTGTGGGACTGCTAGGTCACTCATCAAAACTGTCTCCAGTTGTTTTTTGCAACACTTCTTTTAAGTCTGACTCAAAGGAGCGAAGTGCCGTCAACTCTCCAATCAGAAAACGATAGTCTTCCATCGTTTTTATTGAACCACTAGACAGATGTTGTGAAACTCGTTCTTGTCTATCTCGAAGTTCTTTTAAAATATACTCTGCTAATCTTATTCCGTCCACTACTTTCTATCTATTTCTCAAAAAAGAACTAAAGTCTAGATTATAGTTAGGCATTTCTTGTCCTTGTTGAGCTATAGCACCTGGTGCAATTCTAGGACCTCTTTGCTGTGGAGTAAAAAACCCCGGTCCGCTATTAAACATTTGTGGCATTGTCGGTGCTGTCATTGGTGCGCTTGCATTGCCCATATTAAACGCAGCTACAGGTGGTCGCGGTGGAGGCGGTGCCATTTGTTGTACTGGTTGTGGTGCTGGTTGTGCAACTGGTTGGCTTCTTTCTTGAAGCGCTTGAATCATTTGCATCAATCTTTCCATGAACTCCTCTTGAGTCGGTTGTGCTGGTTGGCCTGAACCCACGGGTGAAACATCTGGCGGCATCGGTGGTTCCGGTGTTGGTGGTCCTGGAGGTGTTGGTGGTCCTGGAGGTGTTGGCATTCCTGGTCCTGGAGGAGTTGGTGTTCCTGGAGGAGTATCCCAGCCCATATTGTCTACGGCGGTTTGTGCTGGATCAGTCGCTGTTTTATATTCCTTCGGTATGTACAACTCACCATGCATTCCTCTTCCCCACTCAGAAGTTAATTCTTTCGGTATACTGTTGCCAGAAGCATCAACATACCTAGAAGTACCACTTACCGAGGGAAGACTAAAAACTTCACCAAAGCCAGGGATGTTTGCATACGGACCCTTCTCAATCGCCTTTTTCAGTTGTTCCCGTCTCCTAATCTCCGCTTGAGCCCGAAAGTAAGGAGCGTTTGAAGCAGCAATCTCTGCCTGAGTTCTCGTTTGCCAGTTTGGGGGTAAATCCGATACACCTGGTGGTTTAACACCCTCCAATTCCTCAAGACTCCAGTCGGCATAATTTGGTAAATCCGATGCACTTGTAGGTCCTGGAGGAGTTGTCGTCGGTCCTATAGGGGGTCCTCCATCGGGTGCTGTTTCAATGGGATCAACCCAAGGTGGAGTGCCATCAGGGTTTAAAACCTCTGGCGGAATAAAAGGTTCCGGTATTGGTGTTGTTGGTGGTTGAACTTCAGGTAAACCCACAAAAGGATCAGGTCCTCCTGGCGCTGGGAAAGACTCTTCTAGTGGAGGAGGAGCAGGTGTTTGTGGCATCGGTGTCAAAGGCGGCATCATAGGCAAAGGTCCGACAGGTTCTGGTTGTCTTATTGGCTCCATCATCCCTGGGAACTTTGGTTGTCTTCCTGGGAACTGTGGTATCTCTGGAGGCATTTTCATTATAGGAGCGCCTTCACCAATGTATTGTATAGGTGGTCTGTCATTAATACCCATAAACCTTTCTGGAGTATTAAAATTTTCTTCAGGAATATTTGCTGGTCCTATTTGTCCATCTGGGCCCGTTGGAACTCCAGGAGCAGCAGAAGGCAAAGGAGAAACATAAAGAGTACCATCAGGGTTTAAGCCTATAGGTGTCGGCTCTGGTGCGGGAGCAGGTATATTAAAACGAGGGTTGTCTCCTTCAAATCTTGGACCCATTTCATGAATGTATGTCCTAGGTGGTCTTTGTGAAGGAACAAGTGTTGGCAGCATCAAAGGTGATCTTGGCATACCGCCTGCGGCGTATCCTAGCATATATTTTTTACGCATGCCTGGCATCAGCATCTTCCAGCAAATTTGGTGCCACGAATCGCTGCACCGCCACCTCTGCACTTACCAGCATCCGCACCCGGTTTAGGGGGTCCGCCATTGGCTTCTTGTTTGGGTTGCGACAAAGGCACACTGCCTTGGTCTTTAATTTTCATTGATTTACTAGCGGCGCCTGGGCTTTTTGGCACTGCGCCTCTGAACTTTGCGGGTCTTGATCTTTGCATTGGTCTTCCTCTTTTTTTTAACTTTCCCTGCCTTGCTTAACGCAATGGCAATGGATTGTTTCTTCTTGTAGCCTTCTTTCCTCAGTTTCTTTATATTAGCAGAAACTGTTTTGTTTGCACTACCCTTTTTTAGCGGCACTTTTTTTCTTTACTGCTTTTTTCTTTGGCGCTGCTTTTTTAACAGCTTTCTTTTTAGGCGCTGCTTTTTTCTTTGGTTCTTCTTTTTTCTCATCCTTAATGGGTTCTCTGGATTTAATAAGTTGTTCTTTTCTTTTAGGATCACCACGCCAAGCCCTTTCAGCTTGGTGTTCGGCTAATTTCTTTTCTTCTTCAGCCCGTTCTTTTAATTTGTTCTCTTTGTGGGCCGCTTGCATGGCTTGCATTACTGAACTCATGTTCTATTCTCCTTTTGTAAATCGGCAATTTTAAATCGTTCTGCTTGTTCCAATCGATCTTGTGCCGTTTCGTTTTTCATAACTGCAATGTCTTCAGAAAGATTAATGCGATCTTTCGCGATATCGTCCTGTTGATCTACTTTCATTATATCTAAATTTTGTTTTTCTCCAAATTCTTGCTGCTTACGCTGTAAATCACCGGCCTTAATGTCCAACTCTTGACGTCTAAGTTCCACCAACGGATCTTCTTGTGGTGGTGGCGGAGCAAACTGCTCATTAATTTGTTGCATCAAATCAGCAATAACAGTAGCGACTTGCGCTTGCTGTTGAATTTGCATTTGTTGTTGCAGTTGTTGTTGCTGTTCGGGTGGCAGTTGCATTAATTGCTGTTGCATCTGCATCATTTGTGGGTCTTGTGCCATTTGTTGTTGTACTATTTGTTCCGCTTTTAGCGTGATGTGTTCATACACATGGGCTTGAACCATTGCCATTCCTTGTGGGTTTTGTTGCATAATCGCAGTGCCATAAAGACTCATGTGAGTCGCTATATGGGCATCGTGTTCTTGTCCTTGGAAGGCTTGTGCGCCCTTGCCAATCAGCAAAGAAGAGTTTTCATTGCCAGGATCCACCGGTTCCGGTTGGGGTGGTGGGGGCAATAGCGCTTCAATGTTCTGCACATTGAGTGCTTGATACATACGGCGATACGCCTCGTATAGACCCATTTGACCGTGAACCTCTGGATTGGATTGCACCATTTGCAGCATTTGCTGTGCCATCATGACCCGTTGACTCATCGAGAATATGTTTGGATCCGAGACTGGAATGATATCGACTCGATCATCAAAGTCGACTTGCTTAATGTTTTGATCGCCATTGGCGGTCATGTAAGGATAAGAGGGGGGTAGGTATTGGGCAAAAACGGTGGCCAATAATCTAAATTCTATTTTTTGTGCGTAATGCAATCGTTTGTGAATTGCTGACATCACTTTGGTGCCACGCTCCAATAACGCCACCGTGGTACCCACTGGCATTTCTTGATTGGAATCGCCCACTTGAATATCGGCAATGGACGCGAACCGCTTACCGGCATCAACCATCAATCCCAATAAGGACAACAGTGTTTGCGATGGCTCTTTAAACGGTAATGCAACAAAGGCTTCGCGTAAACTGCCACTGGGGGCATCCATGTCGCGAAACTCACCTGGTTGTAAGGGCTGATCGTCGTCCCGGATACGAATACCTCGTGCTTTAAACCCGGCGGGCAAGTTGGCGAGTGTGCCTGCGTCGATCAGCTGACGCAAAATTGAAGTGGAAGCCCGTGAAAGGCCGCCAATCATGTGCGTCAAGCCAAAACCGTAAAAACCAAGTCCTGGAAGGAACTTGTAGTGAACAAAGTATTGTATTTTCTTTTGCATTGGATCGTTCTCGTTCCAATTGCGACGAATGGAAAGCACCGCATTGTTGCGTTTGGACAACGTCACGATGTAGGGCAACTTAATCCCAGTCGGCTCACCCATCTGATCTAAGTCTTCAAACCCAGGGAGATCCAAGTCAGTATGCATTTCATACAACTCGCAATCGCCACTGTCGTTGCTTGGCTCCACGCCTTGCAACTTATCAATTTCTTCTTGAATGTCTTTATTGTCGTACTGAGCACCCATTGAATTCAATGGCACCTCACGATAAAAACCACTGTTTTGTAGCTTCATTACATCGTTCATCGACATCGAAACAATGTTGGTAATCCGTGTCGCGGACTGTAAATCACTGGTGTCGTAAGGCACCACTACGTTTTCACTGGGGATAAACCTCGATACCGCCCGTCCTAAGTTCTCATCGTAATAGACCTTACGGAAAGCTGATCCTGAAAGGGGTAAGTAGAACAATAACATGTCCGTTTCAGGATCGTATTCTTCCATGACATTCATAATCTGGTAATTCATGTACTCTTTGACTCGACCGGCTTGCGCTTCGGAGTCGGGCGTAACCGCGCCCATAATCTGTGTTTTTACTGGCCCTTGAGAGGGCAGTATCTCGGCATAAGCCTGGGCTTGAAATTGAGTCACGGACTCAGCTAACAAAGGATGCGTAATGCCCGACGCTCCTTCAAAGGGTTGTGAGCGTTCTTCGTATTTCATGCCCAAGTATTCTAGACCTTCTTGGTATTGCTTCTCCCATTCGGAACGAGAGCTTAAGTCGTCTTGCACATCACCGACGCATTGATTAAAAATGGTTTTTAACTCTGAATCATCGAGTTCTTCGGCCAGATTGGCGCCAAACTCCACCTCATCAGACATCGTGTCGTCGCCTGCACCGACAATAATATTGCCGTTTTCCAAGGGCGTGATGGCGACGTCTTCACCACTAAACTCGGCTAGGGTGGGATCCTCTAGTTCAATTGTTCGTGAATCGTCGATAACCTCAACTGGCTCTTCTTGAACCGGATATATTCGTTTATCGACTTCCGCCATACTAACGCCCTTGTACTAATTTAAAAAGAAGTGCACTGATCCAATTGCGATATTGGGTCAATGGACTCATTACTGTGTATTTCATTCTATACTTGAATTTAATAATTTTCATTAAATCCTTTTTTGCATTGTAAATTTCTTTCATTATTAAATATCTTTACTGCCACCAGCAATAGCTTTATCGACCATGCCGCCGTGTGATTTTGTTACCGTGCCGCCCTTGGAAAAGCCACCAAAAAAATCGCCTAATTCTCCAAATGTCGGATCTTTAAATGTTTTTTGCTCAATCCCGGACTTGTTGAAAGAAGGTGTGTAGGTTACGACCTTATCACCA